GAAAATTAACCTTCTCATCTTTCGATGGATCCGTGTTTTCCCGTTCCTTCAGTCGATTGCGTCCCAATAACAATCAGGATTTGATTCCTTCATGACCTCAATTAATTCCACCTTATATTCGGGAGGAATATTTTCGTTCTGTTTCATCCGCAACATAATTGCATTAGATTGAGAACAAGTGAGGGTGGTATACAGTAGTATATCAAACATGGGATGAACGCTCCGTTCCGCGACTTACTTGCGTCAGAGTCTCCTCTGATGAACGATAGGTCCATTATAGACCCTATACCCTATTTAGTCAAGAGGTTTCTGAAAATCCCTACAGACCAAAAAATTGCCGGAATTTTTTTTGCCGATATTTTGGAATTATTTCCTCTTTTTGGTTGGGGGTGGTGGTTCCAGTCCCCATAGTTTTGGATTGGTTCTTCCCATACCAAAACCAATACCCTTTAAATTCTCACGGAACTTATCCCAGTACATATTAAAAATACGAACTTCTTTCTGACTACGAGTCAAATCATATCTCGTTTCTCCATCAACCATATAGGTGATTATCATGGCATCATTAGGACAATCTTTAGTAGATACCTGTTCCCAAGTTCCATTTTCTATCAGTATATCACATCCATATATGGATTTAGAATTTTCTTTTTCTGATGGTGTCCATGAGGTCATAGACTGTTCCTCTTCTGTTTTAGTGGGAGCATCTCCCAATTGATTTGTCATAATTATGAACGATTACCCCAAGTAATGTCTGGATATGCTTCACTCACAAGTTCCTTTGTGATTTTATATCTTTCAGAAAGTTTTTTATCCTTACACAAACAAACAATTTCAGCCTCTAATGGATGAAGTCCCTCAAGAATATTAATGAACATCGTTTCACGACGAACACCACTCATACTATCATTACCACCCCTAATAAAGTGATAGAAATTCTTAAACTCTCTACGAATTGTGGTGTGTCCGTTCTTATCACTCGAACCCATTGAAAAAGAATCCATTTCATGCATTCTACGAACCTCTTCTGAAATTTTAGTACTCAGAGTTCCATTTGATGATGCCTGATCCTCAAATCCAGAATAAGGAACCTCTCCTTCAGGAAGCATAGAAATTATACTCTCATCAAAGTTCCAAATTAATGTTGCCTTCAAAGAAACGTGTTCATACTTCTTCAGAACTTCAATCTTCTTTGCCTTACTTCTCTGTTTTGATACAAGATCTAAAACTTCGAAGACAAATGGATTTTTTGGAAGTTCTAATGATACTGCCTTAGTCGTTGTCGTTTTCTTCTTCGTTACTGTCGTCATAGTTTTCAAAATTAAATGCGATTACTTCGTCTGGAATAAGATTTCCTTGCTCATCAAACATTTCAGGATGATATCTTGGTGCCTCCCGATAGTTCATCATGTATTCTCTAGCAGTCCAACCAATTAAAAGTCCCATCATGAGAAATAAAATAGTCAAAAATGATCCAAATACTAAACTAGTTGCTAACATTTTTCTTACTCCGGGAGATTACTTCTCTTTTTCTTGTTCTGATAGAAAATTCGAAATAGATAGTTACTTCCCGTCTCAGAAAGCAGACCATCTTTTCAAAGATAATATGAAATGGTTGTGTCTGCTTTCTTTTTCCCCCATTAATTAAAAATTCAATACCACGATTTCTGTGGTCTTCATTTTTATTTATGTTAAGACTTGATGACTTGGTGTTCTCTGAGGAATTTGATTGTGTCAACACATCCTCCTAATTTTTTATCGTCACATATTACCTGTGGAAAGGTAGAACCTTTGCCAAATTTAGCATAGAATTGTTCTCTTGTAAAGTCCTCTTCAAGTTTATAAGATACAAAATCTGTGCCGGTCAATTCTAATACTTGCTTAATCTTATAACAGTGAGGACAATTTTCTTTTGTGTATACTTTAAAATTCATAAAATTACTGTTTTACTACAAAATAATTACCAATCACAAGATAATCTAAATCGATGTTTTTAAAAGTTTTAATCGCATCCTTTGGAGTTTCTACAATTGGTTGACCATTATCATTGAAAGATGTATTGAGAAGAACAGGACACTCAGTCTTCTCATTATATTTTTGCAGAAGTGTTGTAACTTCTGGATGCAATTTTTGATTCACAGTCTGAATTCTACAAGAGAAATCTTTATGTGTAATCGCACCAAGTTTCTTTCTTTGATGTGGTTTTACAACTAAAGAGTATAGCATATATTCATTTGGATATGTATCCATAAAGTATTCATCTTGATATTCTTCAAGCATGATACCTGCAAACGGACGCCACTCTTCTCTGTGTTTGATACGTGTGTTTATTGTTTCCTTATTCTCCTTCGGAGTAGGATTCATAAGAATTGATCTAGAACCAAGTGCTCTTGGACCAAACTCTGAACGATTCTGGAACCAACCAACAATCTTATTCTCGGCAAGAACATTTACCGTCTTGCCACATAGTTCCTCAAAGGTATCGAACTTTTTATACTCCATCCCTTCGAGTGCCTCCTCAATCTCTTCGTCACTATAAGTGCGTCCGAGAAGTGAAATGTTATGTGGAAGAGTTACTTTTTCTTTTGCCTTGAATACTCCATAACATGCAGCCCCAAATGAAAGTCCAGTGTCATCAGGGAATGGTGGGATGTGCATATTCTTTGCGACACCATTCTTACGAATCACAGAATTGGCAAGGATGTTAAGGAATACTCCACCGGCAAGGCAAAGATTATCATCAATGTATCCTTGCTCTTTGAGTTCTTTCATCCATTCAAGCATTGCATTTTCAAAATTATATTGAAGTTGCTTTGCTTTGTTTTCGGCAGAAAGATTACCATAATTAAAGTCACGACTAGGTAAAGACTCCAGTGCTACTTGTGGAATCCCCTCAAAATGAAGTCTCCAATCTTTCTTAGGGTCTTTTATGTTTCCATAAGCAGAAAGACCCATCACCTTACCACAGAATGTTTCACGATACTTTGGATCAGTAATATCAATCTTTTTTTGAACCATTTGAGTATAGATGTTATGTGCCCACATCCAATAGTAGTTTCCAAAATTATTAGTCATTGGAATACCGGGATAATATTTGAAGATGCCTTTCTCCTTGTTGAAATATCCAAATGAATGATTTTCACAAGCAAAAATTTGTCCCGAAGTGTCAAACAAAACAGAACCAGCATTGTCTAAAGTAATGAATGAACCTTCATTATAATCACAAGAGAACACAGAAGAATATGCATGACACAAATGATGTGATGCAATCTCTACCTTTGCTTTTGGAAAATATCTTTTAACTTTCTTCTCAATAGTTTTATTGATATAGTTTTTATAAAAGTTTTGATTTGCCATTGAAGGAACAATGACCACATCAATATCTTCTTTAGAAAGATTGCCTGTCGATAGACAATATTCTATTGACTTACGTGGAAAGTTTCCATCATACTTGATACCACTGAGTCTTTCCTCACTGATACTTGCAATGTGGTTACCGTCAGAAAAGAGGGTCACACTAGCACCATGTGTCCAACTCTCATTCATTTGATTACTAAGTTTTGGATTGTCTGAAATTAAAACATTCCATCCAATCGCACCATAAAGTCCAATTACATTCATTAGCCAACTGCTTCTACAATTTTATCAAAGTCAAAAATTTCTTCATCCTCATCAACATAAGGATACTCTGCTTCCATTCCCGTAAAATCAAAATCAAACAAATAACTGTTCGGAAGTTTAAAGTTAGCAGGTTTTTCTGCCTGAATATTTGTGTGCATATCCCATCCAAACACATCAGGACTCGTTCCGTTCCACAGAACTACTGAAGGAAGTTTGAGTGCCGTTGCGGCATGTTGTAGAGAACTATCAATAAGAATTCTTTTATCACTATGGAGAATGGTACTTACAAGTTCCATGTTAGTCATAGGATCTTGAATAACCTCTACACCATCTAGTACTTCACTAGATGCCTTCTTAACCTGAAAGATATGATAGTCATCAGAATAGTGGTCTACAAGTCTCTGTGCCAGTGCTACAGGCATATCTCGTGCCCATAAGTATGGTCTCTGCTCTTGATACAATCCACCATTGGTATGAATAACCATGATGGGTTTACCATTAGCACGACCAGTCCAGAACTCCTTAGCAAGTTTTCTTTGCAGAGGATTAAACTTGATGCTAGGCATTTCTCCCTTATACTCAAGACCATACATCTTCGTCCAGGTCTTTACAAGAGGAAGTTTCTTATGAATATGATCCGTTGTAAAGTAAGGTTCATTATGGAAAATTAACGAATCCTGATTTTCAATATAGGTTTGATAGAAATAACTTGTGTTACCAAGTTGATATACTCTATCAACGAACGGAAGATTTTGAAAGATTTCTGGCCAGGCACAGACAATCACAAGTTGTCTGCTTGGATGATTATTTTTAATGCACTTGGCTACTGCTGTTGAGGCAATATGTTTTCCAAACCCACCTTGAACATGAAATATAGAATACTTAAGTTTTGCCATAAAATTACCAAGGAAGTGCTTTATCTACTGTAGCAGGTGCTGGAGGAGTGAGAACAGAATTGATCCATCC